ATTGGAACCACAACATTTAATTTTTACGAAAATTCAAACTTTATTCAAGTTCCAGATAGTGTTATAGGAATTGAAAAAGTTTTTAAATTTGATACCAGTTCAATTTCTGCTGGTATGTGGAGTATTAAATATCAGTTATTTTTAAATGACTTATACTATTTTAATTCTGTAGAACTTTTACAATATGCAATGGTAAAAACTTATCTTGAAGATATTGATTTTTTACTTTCTACAGATAAGCAAATTAGGTTTAATAAAAGGCAAAATAGATTGTATCTAGATATTGACTGGGAAGCAAAAGCAAAAGATACTTTTATTATTCTAGACTGCTATAGAATTTTAGATCCAAATGATTTTACTAAAGTATATAATGATAGTTTCTTGAAGAAATATCTAACTGCCATAATGAAGCGTCAATGGGGTCAAAACTTAATTAAATTTAGGGGAGTTAAATTGCCAGGTGGTATTGAATTAAATGGGAGAGAGATATATGAAGATGCTGAAAGAGAGTTAGAAAGTATAAGGCAAAGAATGTCTATGGATTATGAACTTCCCCCTTACGATTTTATTGGTTAGTAATGTCTCTCAATCCCTTTTTCTTACAAGGTTCTCCAGGAGAACAAAGACTTATACAAGATTTAATTAATGAACAGTTAAAAATTTATGGTGTAGATGTCATCTACATTCCAAGAAAATTTGTAAGAAAGCAAACTATTATTAAAGAAATACAATCATCAAAATTTGATGATAATTTTGCTATTGAAGCATATGTTAATAGTTTTGATGGTTATGGTGGGCAAGGAGATATTCTCACAAAATTTGGAATGAGTTTAAGAGATGAATTAAGTTTAATCATTTCAAAAGAAAGGTTTGAAGATTTCATCTCTCCATTTTTAGAAGGAGAAAATGACAATGAAATTGTTCTTTCATCTAGACCGAGAGAAGGAGATTTAATATATTTTCCTTTGGGTCAAAGAATATTTGAAGTTAAGTTTGTTGAACATGAAGTAAACTTTTATCAACTTGGAAAATTATATGTTTATGAATTAAAGTGTGAATTATTTGAATATGAAGATGAAGTTATTGATACTTCTATTCAAGAAATTGATACTCAAATTGAAGATCAGGGATACATTACAACTCTACAATTGATTGGAACTGGTTCAACAGCATCCGCAACTGCTTTTATTAATACTGGTTATATTAGAGAAATATACTTAAACAATGATGGTTACGACTACACTTCGTCACCAACTGTTGCAATTTCAACAGCACCATCTGGTGGAACTAATGCTGCAGCAGTTGCTATTACAACAAATAGAGCAGGTGTTTATTCAATTGAGTCTATTGTATTAATTAATGCCGGTGCAGGATACACTGTTGCCCCAACAATTACAATAGTTGGTGGTGGAGGATCTGGTGCAGCGGTAACTTGTGCAATTGAAACCTCTAGAAGTGGAGTTACTAGGTTTACAGTAACTTCTCCTGGAAGTGGATACGTTACATCACCAACTGTTACCATTACAGGTTCAGTTGGAACTGGTCAAACCTCTATAGGACTTGCTGTAGTTGGTTCTGGTCAAACTATTTCTTCAATTAGGATTATCAATTCTGGTGTTGGTTATACTGTATCCCCAACTGTTACAATTGCAGCACCATCAATTTTATCTGGAATTGGTACATATCAATTTAATGAAGAAGTGGTTGGTTCTCAATCTGGAACTAAGGCACGTGTTAAATCTTGGGATTATGATACCAAGATTCTCAAAGTTTCTTTAGTTGATAATGCAGCAACAAAAGGTTTTTATGGTGGTGAACTTATTGTTGGTGCAGCATCTAGTGCCATATATTCTCTCAGTTCTTTTGATTCTTGGGATCAATATGATAAATATAGTGAAAATATAGAAATTGAAAATGCGGCTGACGGCATTATAGATTTCTCAGAGTCTAATCCATTTGGTATATTTTAATGCTAGGAACTTATTACTATCACGAAATTATTAGAAGAACAGTGATTGCCTTTGGCACACTGTTTAATGACATTTATGTCAGGCATAAAGACTCAAGTGGTGATAGTATCAATGAAATGAAAGTTCCATTGGCATATGGTCCAATTCAAAAATTTCTTGCGAGGATAGAGCAACAACCAGAATTAAATAAACCAATTGCAATGACATTGCCTAGATTATCATTTGAGATGAACTCCATTCAGTATGATCCAACAAGAAAGGCAAATATAACTCAAACATTTAGAGCTTGTGATGGTTCTAATTTGAAAAAAGTTTTTCTACCTGTACCATATAATATAGGTTTTCAACTAAATTTGATGACAAAACTTCAAGATGATGCCTTGCAGGTAACAGAACAAATCCTTCCTTATTTTCAACCATCATTCAATCTTACAGTCGATCTTATCGATTCTATTGGTGAAAAACGAGATATACCTATTGTATTAGATAATGTTTCGTTCGTTGATGATTATGAGGGTGATTTTTCGACAAGAAGAATTTTAATTTACACTTTTAACTTTACAGTTAAAACATATCTATTTGGACCTGTAGCAGAAACAACTGATGGTCTGATCCGTAAGGTTCAAGTTGATATGTATAGTGATACAAATAGGCAAACTGCAAAGAGAGAGATGAGATATACTGCCCAACCAGATCCTTATGATGCTGCACCAGATGATAATTTTGGGTTTGATGAAGAGTGGTTATCTTTTGATGACTCTAAGACTTATAGTCCTACACAACAAACTGACATTTAATATCTTATGAAAAATAATTATGATGGTCTAGATAATGCCCTCAACATTGAAAGTAAAATTGTTGAGGTAGAAAAGACCGAAAATAAATTAGAAGTCGTACCAATTCAAGGTCAAGATATTAAAAAGGACTATGAATACACCCGTGCAAATCTTTATTCTTTGATAGAAAAGGGTCAGGAAGCTATCAATGGAATTATGGAACTTGCCGGCGAAAGTGATTCGCCTAGAGCATATGAAGTTGCTGGTCAATTAATTAAAAGCGTTGGTGATGTGACAGATAAACTTATTGATTTGCAAAAGAAACTTAAGGATGTTGAAGAGGACACTGCAAAAACAACAAACAATGTTACCAACAATGCCGTATTTGTTGGTTCCACATCCGAACTTTCTAAACTACTCAAGCAAGGTTTTCTAAATAATAAAGAGTAATTTTAATCTCCTAATGGGTTGGTCAGACAAATATAAAAAATCTATTGACTGCGACAATCCAAAAGGATTTTCACAAAAAGCTCACTGCCAGGGTCGTAAAGAGAAATTGAAAGAGCAATTGAAATCATTTAAAACCGTTGAGCAAATTGCTAAGAAGCATCGTATGGATGTTTCTTTCATCCAAAAGCAATTGGATATGGGGGAACCTATTGAACATGAGCATACCAAAAATCATGAACTTGCTAAAGAAATCGCCCTTCAACATTTGGACGAAATTCCAGATTATTATACTCGCCTCAAAAAAATGGAAACAGATGCTAAAAAGCATCATAAAAAATTTAAAGATGTAAAAGAAGAAACTACATCTGGCGATGAAGGTCTTCATGATTGGTTTAATAAATCAAAGTCCTCTGATGATAAAAAAGGATGGGTTCAATTAGGTGGTAAATGGGCAGGAAAACCTTGTGCTCGCCAACCAGGTCAAACTTCTACACCAAAATGCGGAAGTTCTAAAATGAAGAGGGTGTTATCTAAAGACGAAGAAGAATCTGCAAGAAGAAGAAAAAATCGTTTAGATCCAAATCAACCAGAAAAAACTGGTGGCACTAAACCAACAAACGTAAGAACTGAAGAAATGCATTTACAAGAAGTCAAAGACAAACCAGGCAAAGGTAGCGGTAAAAAAGATGCTTGCTACCACAAGGTAAAGTCAAGATATGATGTTTGGCCAAGTGCATATGCATCTGGAGCACTTGTTAAATGTCGTAAAGTTGGTGCCGATAACTGGGGCACAAAATTGGAAGATTGTTGGGATGGTTATAAGCAAGAGGGTATGAAAAAGAAAGGTAAAAAAATTGTCCCAAATTGCGTACCAGTAAAAGAGGAGCAAACAATGATTAGATACTGCCCCAAGTGTCAAAAAGACGAAACTCGTGATGAGTGTAAGTATGGACCAAAGTATTGGGATATGTTCTCAATTCCATCGACACTTACAACCAATCAATTAAAGTATAATATTGCTACGGTTCATCCTGGAAATTTCCCAGAGTCATATGACCATGAGTATTCAATGGCTCGTTCGGAACTTTCTACTATTATTAAGGCAGCAAAGAGACTTCGTAAAAAAATGAAGGGTGAAGGTAATATTGAAGCGTGGGTTCAATCAAAAATTACTAAAGCAGCAGATTATATTGATGCTGCCGCAGATTATGTCGATAGTGGTGAAATGAAGACGGAAGAATATTCAAATTGGAGAGAAGATTTTGGATTATCGGAAGATTGGCAAAAAGTCAATCGTCAAGACAAGACTGATGGTTTAAGTCAAAAAGCAGTTAATGCTTATCGCCGCGAGAATCCAGGTTCAAAACTACAAACTGCAGTCACTGAAAAGAACCCAAAAGGAAAAAGGGCAGATCGTCGTTCAAATTTTTGTAGTCGTATGTCTGGGATGAAGGATAAACTTACCTCAGCAAAAACTGCAAGAGATCCAGATTCAAGAATCAATAAAGCACTTCGTCGTTGGAACTGTAACTAAAATGAAATCATTTCAACAGTTTATTTCCGAAAGCATTAATATTGCAGGAGATTTCAATGGAAATCTTTATATGAATTCATCTCAACCAGAGACCGCAAGCGAATCTTTCCTTGCAGATGTAGTTTGGCAGGGGAGATTATATCGTATGCAAGTTGAAGGTAAGATGATGGATAAAAATCAACTTGCAGAACAACTACAAGGAGAATATCCTGGAGCGATTGTTCATAATATATACCCAATAGAATCTAATTCTATAAAAATCAAAAACGCACAAAGATATAGACCAGAAAGATTATCGTGGAGTGAATGATTAATGGCACAATTTAATAAGAATGACCAGGACTTTCTGAATCAAGAAAGAACCCTTTTTGAAGTCAATATGATTGCCAATAAGAATGGCGAAGTAGTTACTATTGATAATCCATTTCCAGTATCTCTTGGAAGTTCCAATATTACTATTAATGGTAGTATTACAATTCCAGGAATAGTAACAGTTACAAGCACTCCAGATAATCCAATTCATAATCACATAGTTGAAGTTGGGACAGGTGGAACATTAACAACTCCGTATCTTCCAGTCGGTATTTCTACATTACTGAATACTGTAGGTATTGGCACCACAGGGCAAGTATCAATCAACCTCAACAATTCACCAGTCAGCACCACAAATCCATTTCCGATTACTGGATCAGTTGATATTGAATTACCACCAATAGCAACTGATGCATTTGGTAGACAAAGAATGTCTACTCCACTCACTCTCTTTGATTCATCTCACAGATATAGAGATAATAATCTTTGGAGTGGTTTAGTTGTTGGTACTGGTTCAACAGTTGGATTTTCAACAGCACAAGGTTTGATTAATATGACTGTTGGGGTGGGAAGTACCGCATCAGTCATTAGAGAAACTACAAAAGTATTCTCTTATCAACCGGGAAAATCATTACAGGTATTGAATACATTTGTAATGAATTCAGCAAAAGCAAATCTTCGCCAAAGAGTAGGATACTATGGTGCAGACAATGGGATGTATCTAGAACTTAATGGAGATACTTTATATTTTGTAGAAAGAACTTATGTTCCTGGAGTTTTAACAGAAACTAGAAAATCTCAACACGAATGGAATGTTGATACGATGCTTGGACCTGGGCATCTCAATCCATCTGGTGTCACATTAGATATTTCCAAAGCACAGATTATGTGGATGGATATTGAGTGGTTGGGAGTTGGAACTGTAAGAGTTGGTTTTGTAATTGACGGTCAATTCATTCACTGCCATTCATTTCATCACGCAAATCTTATCAATACAACTTATATCACAACAGCATCATTACCTTTGAGATATGAGATTGCAAATACTGGAATTACAACGAGTGCAAGCACACTGAAACAAGTTTGTTCCACTGTAATTTCAGAAGGTGGTTATGAACTTCGTGGATTACAACAAGCAGTAGGAACACCAATTCAAACACCAGTTGATTTAACAACAGCAGGAACTTATTATACTGTTTTATCAATTCGTCTCAAAGCAACGCCAAATAGATTGGATGCAATTGTAATTATGACTGCACTTTCTATTCTTGGTATTACAAATAATGCAACTTATAACTGGCAAGTAAGAGCAAGTGGAACATCTAATGGCGGAACTTGGAATGATGCTGGTCTTGATAGTTCTGTGGAATATAAAATTGATGGTGGAACTTATACTGGTGGAAGAATATTAGCATCTGGATATTTGTAC